CATTTTCAGGAATATATTTTGCATATTCCTCTGTATATCCATGAGCTTCGTAATGTTCAGTTCCTTTATCTGAGGTGTACTGATTTGCTAATTGAGTTAATTTTGTCATGTGATTTAGTTGTGTACAAATAAAACTTTATTTATTTTAAACATTTCTTCTTGTGTAAACTTCTTTTTAAACTGTTCTACAAACCAACCATCAGCATCATATCTTACTCCAAGATCTATTTGCTGAGCTAAGTCTCTTCTAGTAGCAAAAGCTCCCATGTCTATTTGATTAGTGTGAGGATGACATTTAAAGTATTCATAATTATAATGAGAGTGTACCATATCCCAATAAATAAACCCAGGAGAGTTAGCTGTTGCTGTTCGTAATTCAGCAACAAAGTTTGGTGTATAGTAGTTATCATCTCCAGTCATTATTATATATTGAGCATCTGACATTTGTTTACCACGCTCCCTTAATGTATGTCCCCAATCATTATACCGCTTATCCATAAAGGTGCAATATATTCTAGGGTCATTAAAACTCTTTACTATATCAGATATTCTTTCACTTTCTGTATCATCTATAACCACATGAGCGCTCCAGTCAGCATCTGTTTGAGCTGTAAGAGAAGCTAGCATACAGATTAAAGGCTCATGCCTATTGTATGTAGGAATAATAAACTCAATTAACATTAACAAAATCTTTTAACATTTTTGCATAATCTTTATTCCATTTAGGACGTAAATATATGTCACCTGTACGTATATTACCTTTTATTCTCTCGCTTTCTATGTATTCAGTGTGTCTTTGTATAATATTTGGCCTACTGTCATCGTCTCTACCTTGACCTGATTGATGATATCCTCTACCACCCCACATATAAAACCAAGATGCTTCATCATGAGGCAGTTTAACATTCACTACACCACCTAAAGCATGTATTTTAATAGTTAAGGTCATATCCCCACCAGCATTCTCTAGTGGACTTCTGCCTACTCTTTCCCACACATCTTTACTATACACTATTCCTGAGTTACCCACTCCAGTTATAGCTGTAATGTTAGGTTCATTATAATATATACCTGTTTGCCAATGTATAATATTAGTATCATGTTCCCAATTTTGGGCTATGTTTAGTAGATGATTAGATAACCCTATATCATCATCGTCCCATACAGCAATAAGATCTCCGTTACATCTTTCAATAGCATAGTTTTCTTTCTCTCCTATTAAAGGAAAAGTTTCATCTAGGTTATATATAGTAACTTGTGGATGATCATATATCAACTTTTGTTTAGGGTAGTCATTAACTATGATGAGTTCACATCTATCTTTAGGATAGTCCTGTATAAGAAAACTATGAATAGCTTCTTCTAACGTACTAACTCTACCATAGGTTATACACTTACATGATATGAACGGAAACTTACCAGACATGAATTATATCAAAAGGAGACACTAATAATACATCCTTGTCTTCAGTTAAGGGAATTAACATTGCTTCTTTTAGTTTAGAAGGATCTACAAGAACAACATCTCCAGCTTTTACACTACTTACTAAATCACCTACATCTTGAATTGTAAGTTTAGACATCTTTTTTAACATCTCTCTTTGTAAATCTTCTTTAGTAGCTGAATCAACTATAATTTTACTCTTTTCTTCTTTTTTAGGAACGTTAACGTATACTCTATTTCCTAAAAGTTTTTTGTATAATTTTGTGGACATTTTATTCTATGTTTGTTAGTTTTCTAAATCGTTTAATATCTTCTCCGTACAAATAAGCTTCAGTTTGATACACTTCAACTTTCTTTTTTGTACCAATCACTTTATTAGTCTTGGTATTGATGTTAGGCACCTCTGTAATACGTTCATGCATATCGTCTAACAATACAACAACTGAATCATTGCTCATCTCAACGCTACGGATTACTTTATTAAGATTAATACTGTCCTTGTACTCTGTGTACTCTACAGGATCAGTGTCCTGTATAGGCTCTTTACGTGTGTAAAAAAACTGGTTTTTCATATGTTTAGTTTATATTTGTCTATTAGATACTCACGTATCTCATTCACTTTTTTATATCTATAGATATCAGATTCTACATTAGCATGCTCATCAGCTGTCAAAAGTATAATATTTTCATCTAAATTCCTAAATTGTGGGTATTTACTTTTAGGAAGTATATGATGAAAATAAAGACTTAATGCTTCTGCTCCTAAGTAAGTGCCACTAACTTCAGACTCATGTGGTCTTTTTTTCCATATTTCTTTAAAGAACAAATGGTCATTATTTGGTTGGGATTTCCCAACACTAACCCTTTTTTTAAGGGCTAATGTTGGTTTTTTAAATCCTCTATTGCTAGATAGTTCTTTTCTAGTTTTATGTTGGAAGCAATATTCAGATTCTGAATTCCTTCCACAGATTATACATTTCATAGTTCAGATGTGTCAAATAAGTCTGCAGACAATGTTTCAGGACTAACAACCTCTATAGAGTTTGCAATTATTTCAGGCTCAACCTCTCCCACACCAGTTAGTGTATCAATTATTTTAGATTTTAAAGAATTAAAGAAGTCAACATCTTCAAGAATGTTTTGTTTAAACTCTTCAAGATCATACTTAATACCGTCATAGGTATATGTTTTACCATACTTTCTACCTAGTTCAAGATCATGCAGTAACTGAAGAGTTTCACTCACTCTATCAATACCAACACCATAAATTATCTCAAACTCTGACTTCTGATAAGGAGGACTCATCTTATTCTTAGTAGCTTTCACTTTAGTGAGGTTACCAACAACTTCTTGACCATCTTTCATTAGCGATCTACTAACTTCTATTCTTACATCAGAATAAAACTTTAGTGCATGTCCACCTTGTGTAGTTGTAGGGTTACCAAACATAACACCAATCTTTTCTCTGTATTGAGAAATAACTATCACACATGTGTTTGTGTTATGAGCTATACTTTTGATCTTTGGATAAGCGCTACTGTTCAATCTAGCTTTCTTACCTATTGCATGATCACCTACTTCACCGTCTAATACAGACTTAGGTATCAAAGAAGAGTCTGAATCTATAATAATAAGATCTACCTCACCAGTTGACATCATTTCTACTGCAATATTAAAACCCTCTTCACCAGATGATGGTTGAGCTATTAACATTTTTGTAGTGTCTACACCTAATCGTTCAAAGTAATTCTTATCAACAGCATGCTCACCATCAATAAACACCACTTTACCTCCTTGGGCCTGACAACTAGCTACAGCATGTCCACATATAGTAGATTTACCTGTACCTTCCCATCCCATGAGTTCATACATTTTACCTTTTACAAAGCCACCAACACCTAATGTAACCCAGTCAAAACCAATTGACCCTGTACTGATTGCATCATAATCACCTTGTGTTTTACTGTCCAGTGCTAGTACTGTTCCTGTACCATACTGCTTGTTCAATTTTTCTAACGCCTGTTCAAAAGTGTTAGCTGTTTCTTGTTTTTTTGCCATGATTTAATTGTTTAATTGTTACTTACAAATATACTAAATTTTATGTTTATTCTGTTAAGTTTAAAGCAAAAAAAAGCCCTAGATTACTCTAAGGCCCTTCTTCACAATTAAAAAACAGAACAGAAATATTTAATTCAAATTATACTCTAACTCACCTGTCAAATGTATAAAATGTATTTCAAATTACCAAACTAAATTGGTTAGTCTCTATACATTTTTATAATTAACTTAGTTATCCTTCACAGCTGCTACATTCTAAAATGTTACGTGCAAAGTCTTGAGCAGAGCTTTTACTAAACTGGTAATACAATGTTTTAACTCCTTCTTCCCATGCGTACATGTAAAGTTTATTTATATCTTTAGCTGAAACAGATGGATCAATCATCAAGTTTAATGACTGTGACTGATCAATATACTTCTGTCTTTGTGCTGCCTGTAGGACAATCTCTTTAGGAGAGATCTCAACAAAAGACTTAAAGACACCTTGAGTTGGAAAACCTAGATGCTGTACACTTCCATCTTTCTTAAGAATAGACTTCCACACTTTATCAGTATTCATTCCATACTTTTCTAGTTCATCTATTAAGAAGGGATTCTTGTATACAGTCTTAGACTTAGCAAGATCCTTAATGAAGTAGTTAGACTTGATAGGTTCTATTCCCATAGACACTGCACCGTGTATAAAGCTACTAGACTTTGTAGGAGCTATAGCCATAAGGGTGGTGTTAGCATATCCATTTCTAAGAGATGTATAACCGTGTTCCTTATGTAGCTTTCTTGAAGCTATTTCACTTCTATCTTTTATAGTACTAAATATCTGAGCATTCAAACCTTTAGCTTGCAGTGAGTCAAACTCAAGAAGCTTTGATTGAAATAATGAATGGTATCCAAGAACACCTAAACCAATAGCTCTGTGTTCTTTTGCAAAGTTGTTAGCTCTTTTCATACCAGGCATTGTCTCAGACTTGACAATAAACTCATCCATCACTGCATTAAGGAAGTACACATATGTTTGTATAGCATCTGTTTCCTTAATCTCATCCCAATGTAACACATTTATAGAACCTAGACAGCATACAAATGAATTGTAACTATCAGTAGGAAGCTGGATCTCTGAACATAGATTAGATGCTGTAATGTCCATACCTAGTTCTTTATAAGGAGAGTTGTTATTAGAGTTATCTTTAAACATTATGTATGGAAAACCAATCTCACTTCTATTTTGAATAATCTTGGCCCAAACTTTACGTTTGTTTTTATCTCCTTCTTTCATCTCTTCCATCCAAGCATCACCAACTGTAACACCATATTGAAGATTCTGAATAGGGTTACCGTCTGTTCCAATATCTAAAAACTCTAGAATGTCAGCATGCTCTACAGGTAAGTACACTGCACATGCTCCACGTCTTGCTTCAGATTGCTTACATACATCTACTACAGTGTCATATATCTTAGCATAGTGCACTGGTCCATCTGCAAAGCCTCCAGTTGAAATTTCTGTACCTCTAGGTCTAATGTTACCCAAGTAAGCAGAGGTCCCACCTCCGTACTTAGACATCATACCTATCTCACGGCCTGCGTTTAATATACTATCCAAGTTGTCATCTATATTAGATCCATAGCAACTAATAGGCAAACCTTTTGCTTTACCAAAGTTAATCCACACTGGTGTTGATAAAGAGTAGTACCCTTTAGCCATGTAGTTCTCAAACTTTTCTGCAAAGCCTTTCATGTTCAAATACTTTTCTGCTTTAATAGAAATGTCTTTGATTCTTTGTTCAGGGGTTTCTGTAATATACCCTCTTGATAAAAATGTACGGCTGTCCTCGTTCAGCCAGTAGTATTTATTATATTCCATGTTAGTTTTTTATATTGTTCTGTTTCTTCTTTTACTGTCCCATTGGACTTTTTTGGATTTACCCAACATTGTAAATTTAGAAACTCTTTGATTAAAGTTTCCTCTTTCATTGTTTAGTTGGGTGTTACCATTTGTTTGCGTAATTTCTGCCATTGTATTAATTTTTAGAATAAGTCATCTTCTGTGATGCTCTTACTTTTCTTGTTATAATCTACACTTTTCTTATAGAAGAAGTCTCCTTCTTTAGTCCCTGTAATTTCTATGTCAAACCACTCAGTAGACTTTAATAGTTCTGAGTCAACTTCAAAGATTGACTTCATACCTATTTTCTCTAAAGAATTATTAAATCTGTTCTTTATAAAGTTTTGAATAGTTTCCTTAGATAGAAACTTTAGCTCTCCTTTTTCAAAGATCCAATCTAGTATATCACACTCAGCAGTATAAGCTTTCATGCATGCAGAATAGATTAGCTCTTCAAACTCTTCATCAAACCACTCAGGATTTTCTTTCTTGATGATGTTGATAATCTCAGCTCCAAAGTTACCGTGTATCTCTTCTTCTTTACTAGTAGCCTCTACAACGTTAGATATGCCTTTAAAAACATTCTTTTCTTTGTTGAAGCTCATCATAATTAAGAACTGACTAAACAAACTTACATGCTCTATAAACAAAGAGAATAATAATACAGACTTAGTATACATCTTGTTATCTCTAGAACGTGTACCATCTAGGTACTTCTTCAAGTACTTAAGTCTACCTGCAATAGCAGGCACTTCTATAACATTTTGAAACTCTTTCTCAAGACCTAATATTCTTAGCAATCTAGCATAAGCATCTTTATGTCTAACTTCTGATTCTGCAAATGTCATTCCCACATCACCCACTTCAGTAATAGGCATACGTTTATACATATCAGCCCAGAATGTCTTTACATTGACCTCTATCTGTGCAATTGCAAGCATAGTCTTCTTAATAACATCACGCTCTTCATTAGAGATGGTTATCTTAAAATCTTGTATGTCTTCTGTAAAGTTGAATTCTGTGTCTATCCAGTAAGAATGTCTGATAGCATCTTTGTATTTTAATAACTGTGGGTATTCATAGGGTAATATGTTTACCCTTGGTGTAAAAATGTTTTTGTTCATATTGTTATAGGTTTACCATGTTTATCTAAGCTCAATGATCGTAATCTTTCTTCAACTTCAAACTCTACTTTTAAAAGCATAGATATCTTGTCTTCTAATTCCAATTGAATTATTCTACCCACATAAGGCATAAGGTCTGGAAGATTAGTATCCATTCTAGGGATTCCACGAATTGTAGATATCTCTTTGTATTCAAACCCTTTTATTTTAAGGAAGTCTGAAAACGCTAAGTTTAAAAATTGAACTACAGATGGTACATCTATACTAAGACCGTCTCCTTTACATACTAGCTCGTATGTTTCATTAAATTCTCTTGATGTTCTCATGACTATGTTGTTGTTTGATACCAATAGGGACTAGAAACCTTCTTAGATGTTATATCTAAAGGCTCTTTGTTCTCTGAAAGGTTCGTGATTAACATCTCAGCTTCTGGGTCTGAGATGTGATTATCGGACAGCAAATCTACTATAATTTTTCCAATTGTTCTCATAATATTTTGTAAAATTTAAAGGATTTCTTCTAATTGTGTTTGCATTGTAGCAAGTTTTGTTCTCATAGACTGTATTTGCCTCTTTAAACTTCTAGTATTTTCTATACTACATTTACTAAGCTCTTCATCTATTGTACGAAGAAAGGGATCAAATCTATTTCTAAAACTTTTATCATACTTGTATAAGTTTTCATATTGTCTTACACCATATAGTACTGTTGCATGATCAAAACCTCCTACAGTTTTACCAACTGAAGCAAAACTTTGACCTTCTGATGAATGATTATATGCTAAGTGATAGTATAAAAATCTACAATGAACTACAGTTCTTCTTCGAGTCTTGCTTGACAAATCTACGTCAAAATGATCTTCTACAAGCTCTTTAATTCTATTTGTTCTCATCTTGTTCTTCTTCTGGAGTTAATTTTGATTCTAAAAGCTCAACAGCTTGAGCAAATGCTTGTCTTTCTGCATCTCTTCTTGTTTTAAAACTACTACTTTCTGTGTGATCATTTATATAATAAGAAAAGTTCTTTGTTTTAAAGTTATATCTTATATTAATAAACACATCGTGCTCATCAAACATGTCTAAGGCAGATCTTCCACCCTCTTCAAATACTGATGTTATCTGATCATCTGTAATCCCAGATGTAATCATAAACTCTTTAAAAGAATCGTCTTCTTTAAACTGTTCTGCTGAAGCTATAAGCTTACTTAGAAACCATTCCTTTAATCTAACTTTTGTTAAAGGGCTTTGTTGTATTAATTTTTCTGTATTCATTTTACTAGTGTTTTTAAATTGTTAATATTAAGTATTTCTTTTTCTTCATCATACCCAGTCCAGACCTCTAAGTCATTACTCCAACGGATACCTAGTTTCTTCTCCCAGTAATCTACCATGTCATCTGTTTTATTAAAGACTCTATACTGTAAAGATATCTCATCTCTGTGTAGTCCTTTCTTTCTTATTTTGATAATCTTTGAGAATTGGTTCTGATAATCTTTAGATGTCTTAGAATATTTACCTTGTTTTACAAGATTAAAATCATCTTCCCATTTAAGATCTAGCTTGTATACTAATACAACATACCCACCATCATAGTCATAATCTTCAACTATTTGATCTGTACGTTCATATTCATTGTCTAGAAACTCTCTGAACTTTGGCAAGTCTTCAGGTAATAATAAAAGATAAATACAGTCTTTATATTCAAAATCAGACTGTGAATCTTTAGAATAAGCATTTATAAAACCATTACTTTTTAAGCTTTCTTTAGGAAAATGTAAAGTGGGTAGTATAAATATGCTAGTTATTGTTTTTTCTGTAACCATTGTTTAAGTTTATTAATTCTTCTGATGTGTATAACTTTAATACACTGTAATAAAGTCTCATTTGTCTTTTAGCTTCTTCAAAGTTTCCTCCATTTGCTTTTAGGTAACCTTTTAGTATTGCTTTTATAAATTGATAATCTGTCATACCAAGATGCATATTATTTTTACACCAAACCTTACCTACTTTATAAGCTCCAGGTATACCATCACCGCTATCACCTATTACCACTTGAGAAGCTATAGCTAATCTACTTTCTAGCTTATTAATAGACTTGAATTCTCCTAGTGTGTCTCTATAGCTTCTATAGTTATAGAAAGGTACATCAGGACAATTATAAAATACATCTTTGTCTATAGCTGCTACAACACAATTACCTTCGCTCAACTGTACAGCATTATACACATAATCATCAGCTTCTGCTCCTTCAGAAGGTATAGCGTTAAGATCATTTAGCATGTATTCTGCAATAATTGGAATTAAAGGATTCTTCTCTTTTCTATTAGATTTATAGTCAGGATAAAGTTTGTATCTAAAATTACCACGACCACCTATAAATATAAAAGTTTCTTGCACATTGTAAAACTCCTCTATATTGTTATGGATCTCTTCTAGTTTACTTCTAGTTCTATACTTAGCCTCTTCTATTCTATCTTCTTCTGTTGGAAACTCCATCAGAGAGTCTTCAGGAAAATGTGTGGCAAAATACATAATACTATCAGCGTCTATTATCAACACTCTTTGAGTGCTATCATACTTAAGAGGGCAGTTCTTAACTTCCTTTACAACTATATCAACTTCCTGTATGTCTGTTGTTTTAACGCCTGTGATCATAATGTATAATTTTTAACATGTTTAATTTCTCTAGTTAAGTATTCTAAAGCCTTGTTTAAATCTTCTAACTCATTGTCTTTACGACCTGCTCTAGTGAGATACTTAATCACATTACCTCTCGAAAAGGAAATATCATACTGGTGACAAAAGTCTATTACATCTAATGTATTCCGTGAGTCATAGTGACTTGGTTGAGTTATTTGTCTTAATAATTCTTTATCCATTTTTCTTCTTTTTAAATTGCTTTAACTGTTTTTCTAATTGTGTTTTTTGATCATGACAAGTTTTACAGAGTACTTGTAAGTTTTCCTGTTCACAGAAAAGTGTGTCTACAAATGGAGCTAAGTCCTCTGAACAGTTTAAACTTCCTGCAGGTTCTATATGATCTACATTAACTGCGTCTGCTTTAAACCAAGCTTTACACTTACTACATTCATATTCCCACTTCTGTCTTTTGTCAGGACCTTTGTATGCTCGCTGAGCTAACTTTTTACACTCAGCAATTGGTTTCCACCATCTGCTTTTCTGTCTCAATGCACTTCTAATCATGGACCAGAACATTGATTCTGTCATTGTTCCTGCATTCCTAGTTCTAGGAACTCTTGGTTTTATTGGTTTCTTTGTCATAATTTTAAAATTAAAGGGGATAACAAATATAATTTAAATAAATGCTATCCCCTAATTTATTAATCTACCATACGAACTCTAGCAGTAATTTCAGCTTTCATCTCTTCAAGACTTCCAATGATATTACGGACATCTACAGAAGATATGTTTGGTAAACTGAACTCATACTTGTTAGATTCTTTAGCAAAACCTTCTTTGGCTTTATTTTGTAAATCATCAAGTTCACGTACAGCATACACCTCATCTAACTGAAGAGTATCAAACTGATTATCATGTAGAATACTTGTTGCTTCTTCTCTAGGTACAGTCATAATTGGTAAATACTCAAAACATCTACCTTTGTGTGTACCAATACCAACCACTTTCATAGGATTGATAAGAACAAGAACAGATTGATCACCACATCCTACATAATGTATTTGATCTGCAGTAAAGTGTAAACCAGCTGCAGCACAATCTTGTGTTGACCAGTTACAATCTTCCTGTGGCATGTTTACCACTTTACCAATACGTATGTCAAATGTTTTAGTCCAATCATCTGTAAAACGATTCTCATGTCTGTTAGGTAGATCTAGATAAAGAGCTGTAAGTTTACCTATCTCTTCTCCATGATCTATCTTGTGAGTGACAGTGTATTCATACTCTTCAATTTCACCTGTGCCATCACATGTGTCACACTCTATCCAATCTCCTTCATTCCACTCATTTTCGTCATCATAATAATCACCTTCATCATAGTAACCACCTTCACCGTCACAATCTGGACATGTTGTAGACTTAACAATGTCTTTCTCATATAACTTATCATCATGAACCAACTTGTACTCACCGTCCTTTAGGAATACAGTATAGTCATCTGGACTCTTTTTCCAAACAGCTTTCACTTTGTTGTAAGTGTTAGAGATGAAGTGTACAAGCTCTGGAGATCCATGAAGAGTAACAACATTACGTAATGCTACAAAGAATCCTTGTTTAGTAATACGGAAACTGTTCTCTTTTAGAAATCTATACAACTCATGTGCAACCTCAGCTCTTGGATTAAGAGCACACCACATAAAGAAGCGTTTAAGAGATTGATATTGATCATGCTCATTAAGAGGTATGTTGAGTGACTGTGCCTCTGATACAGCTTCAATTAATTCTTCTACAAGCAACTGTGGTAAAGATCTAGATATACCTTTAAAGTATACTGAATCTCCATCAAGTACAAACTCACCACTCTCTTCTAGAGTAACGAGGCCCTTTCTAAGAGCCTTTAGTTTTCTTTCTGATTTTTCTCTCTCTGCAACTTCAGAAACTACATTGGGGTCACTAACAATTGTATAAAGATCTCCAATAGTAACAGCTGACTCTGCAGCATGATAATCATCTTCAGTAGCATTCACTTTACATATTATAGAATCATCATGTAGTACAACAGTAAGCACATCGTTTACAAGTTTTATAGTCTTGTACGGATTTTCTTGAGGAGAACTATCATTGTCTACCTCTTCAACTAATTTATCAAGCTTTCTCTCGATAACCTTTTCAATTGAGTGGTCCACTTTATCTTTGAACCACTCTAAACTTAGAAATTTACTCATTTTTAATTGTTTTTAATTGTTATTATTCTTGTTCTTGTTCTTGTTTTTTGTCTTTGAGAAAAGTGTAACTTGCATTATAAGAAACACCATTACATTTAAATAATTGTGCCATACAATCTATTAACTTTGGTGAATTATGATAATTCATTACCCCTGAAAGATCATTTACATACTGGTTTTCTGCAAAGAAAAGATCTAACTCATCTATTAAGTCACATAACTTATCATTGTATATTATAGACTCTTCCTTAAAGAATCTACCAGCAGTAGGATATGACGCATATCTACCTCCTCTAATATACTCGTCTTGATAGTATTTTACATCAGATAACTTTTCTGATAATGAGCTCTTTATCTTTTTAATATATTCAATTTTATCAAATATATCGTCCCATTTTTGCATAAATTTATGACATTTATATGCTGTCATAAACTTAATAAATAGATCATGACCTTTTATAAAATCATCATAAGATACTAAGTTATCAATTTTAGGAGATTTTTCTAATAAATCTAACTCTCTCTTTGAAAACGTAATATAAATTATACGCATTCGCTTTGTTTCTTCATACAAATTATCAAGCACCATGTAGTTATCATGGTCAGTGTATACATATGTTGATGTTCCTTCTTCTACAGACTCAATATTGATTCTATGTGAAACAAACTTACACTTTCTACCATCATTATATCTAAGAAGTTCTTCAGCTTTCTTACAATTGAAATCACCTTCAAGCTTTGTACCTTTAGCAGCTTTAGTAGCTCGCATCTTAGATACAGTGTTAGCTTTTCTATCATCTATCCAATGTTGAGGAGGGGTGATTAAATCAGCATCTTTGATAGGTTTTAACAACAATGACTCAACATACTGAAAGTCTTTAATTACTGATCTCCATTGAGACTTAGGGTAATTAGTTAACTTTAATATGTCATAGTAATTATCTACTGTATTGTTGTTAGCTCTTAGAGGATAAGACTTTGTCTTACGAATAAATGAAACTCTAGGGATGCTTTTTCCGTCTACTCTTGGTGCAGTAATTATATCTTCGCACATCTCTCTAAGGTATGCTTTTTTATGACCCCTCATTCCGTCCTGCATTTTAAAATGATGTTTGTCCATATCATTCCAACTTACAGATCTTCCCCAACTACTCTCTTTCACCTGATACATTCTAGTATTTTCATACCTATAACTACATCTGTATTCTCCTAAAAGATAATTAAACTCATGTCTAGAAAATGTAGAAATATCCCAATTGTCTACTCCTTCAAGTTTTGGTTTTGCAAAAGGAACTGTTATGTAATTCTTTAGCTCATTAAGATCGATAGTCTTTCCGTGCAATTGTACTTCTCTTGAAGAGTTGTAGTAATAATCTAGATAAGCTCTAACATCATCACCGTCTGTAACATTCTCATTATACTTTTCTACAAAGTAGTCAGAAAACTCAGCTAATTTTTTAAGGATTTTTGATTTAGTTTCCTTTGTGTAAATTAAAGATTCTCTATTAGGAGTTGGAAATAATCCATCTGTTATTTTAAATGTTAACCCTACTGGAATGTATAGAGTGTTTATTCCTAATTTATCAAAATCAATAGGGTAATAAACGTTATCAAGACAAATATGTAGTTTATCATCAGAAGCTAATTCAGAAAACTGAAACAATCTAGATCTGTGAATAGTAAAATTATTGTCAACATCATCTACATTAAAGTATACATCCTCAAAGTATGCAAGCTGTTGTTTAATCTTCTTTAGAAAATCAAACTTATCTCCCCACTTTATAGGTACAATAACTTTTACACCATTATCTTCTGCAGTATCTGTTTCAGAAATTAGATCGATGGTGTTTGTCTCTTCACCCTCATACATCATATACTTACGCTCGATACCATCTTTTCTACATGTAAAATAGAAACTACTAGCATAAGCTAAAGGAGCCTTGAAACCAAGACCCATCATTCCAAGTTCTGTATCACTATCACGTTTAGTAGACTTACCATATTTACTAATGATATTTTCTACATCGTAATGATCTAAACCTGTACCGAAATCTTCAACAGAAAATTCCCAGTTGTTGGAATCATTCTGAACCAATGACACAACTATAGGCTTGGTAACTCCAGCTCGTCTGTGGCTGTCAAGTGCATTACTTGCACATTCTCTAATAGTTGAACCTATAGCATCTGAATAAAGGTTTTTACTTAACATCTGCATCAATACTTGTGCAGAATCCATGTCTAATGACATGCCTATACTCTCATTTTTCTGTCCTGAGTATAGAACATGTGCCTGTTTTTGTTTTTCTAATCGCATTTTACTATGTATTTATTAATTATTATCTCCTCGCTTTACTAACCAGATTGATTTATAATCAAAATCAAATCTTACGTTTTGTTTATCATCTGCAAACCTTTGTCCAAATTTGCTGTTGATTCTATTACATACAGACGCTGTCCATCCCATATAGGGTGCTCCATTATAATCTTTGTATTGTTTCTGTTTTGGTGGTCTTACAATTTGCATGTAGTTGAGATCTAGACCTCGTACAATTACTTCATCTCCTACTTGGAGATCTTCCATTTTAATGGGCCTGTTTACTTCTTTGTTATCCATTTTGATATTTATTAGTTATGTATATTTCTTTAAAGTTCAAATCCACTTTTGTTATTGGATCGTTTTCATTAGGCACTCTGAACTCATACGTTTTATAAGTATTAGTCCAAGTTCTATTATTATAAGCGTTTGTACCTGTTGTTGTCTTCATTGTCATAGCAACTCTACACTTTGTAGCAATGTATCGTGTTTTACCATTGTACCAAGTTTTTAGTCTACTAACTCGTGGAGCTTCCTCCACTACATAATATCTCATCTCTGAGCCTTGGTTAGTAATAATTTCATCTCCTGGTTGTAATGTCCCAGCGTCTGTTGTTAATGTTCCTCTCATTTTTCTGTTTTTTAAAATGGATCTTCACAATCTTTTAGCCAATTGATGCTATATCCGTTGTTTTCATAAATTAATGTATCTGCTTTTGTAAACACTCCTTCACTATCCCAGTCTACTCCTTTGTAAGAAGCGCTAGCTGGGTGGCTTACTGTAAAGACGTGTGAAAATATTCCTGCATATCTCTTATACCTACTTGCATCTTTACCAAGAAAGATATATGGCACACCTAGAGGATTAAGAACTTCTTCAAACAAGTATTTTGTAAAGGGTTCCCAAGTCTGTATGTGACTACCAGCTTTGTTCTTTTCTGTGGTTAGTGCTACGTTTAGCATAAGTATCCCCTGCTGTGCTAAATAAGCTACATCAGGTGATGGGTCATAAACTAAGTTAAGGCCTCTATGAAACTCAGTTTCTAGTGCCTTGTAAAAGTTTTCTAAAGAAGGTTGTAAATAGTTTGTTATAGAGCAACCCATTAATAATCCATCTGCTACTGGTAGGTCATTCCTAAAAGTATGATAGGGGCACATGCCTACTATAACTGCTTTTACTTCATCTAGTGGTGTTTCTTTAAAACACTTATACACATTAGATGATAAAGGAGCAATCTGTTTGCCCCTTTTACTCTCTTTCTTTAAGAATGCATATATTTCATCGCACTCATTGCTTTCTATAAACGTTTTCATTTTTCCATGCCAAGATGGATGAAAGTGTTGTTTAAAATTATCCCATTTCATGTTATTGATTTTATCCAATTAATTAAACTTACTTGTGGTGTCCAACCCAAGTCTTTCTTTATTTTACTTATGTTGCTTAAAGATCTCTTAGCTTCTTTTCTAGCAGGTATAAATTTTATA